CAGGTGCTACTAATATTACTGTCAATGCTGTCTCTGCTTGTACTTCAATAGCAGCTTCAGGAACTTATACAGGTACTCTTACATTTAATAGTACTTTGACAGTAGCAGGCGCAGTAACTTTTATTGCAGGAATGACAATAGCAGGTACTTCCGATTTAATATGCAATACTACTGCGACTCTCACCAGTGGGGGAAAAACATTAACAGGAGGATTGAGATTAAGTGGTACAGCGACATTTACACTGGCTGATAATTGGTATAATATAGGACTACTTACTATCGGAGCATCTACATTATCAACAACAGTCAACGGAGGAACGATTTATGCTTCAGGAGGATATACAGTAGGAGGAACAACAGGAAATAATTTAGGAACTTCAAGAGTAATAATGACGGGAGGAACTTTACAAATGAGTGCAAAGACAACAGGAACAAATCAATTAGAAATTCTTATTGATGCAGGTACGTCAACAGTAACCATAGGAACATTGGCACAAACAGTAAATCCAATCATTTACAAGAGTGGAATATTGGCGGGAGATATTTTAGGATTTCCTAAAGCAAAAGCATACATTAATTAATTATGGCGACTTATTATTTTCGTAATATAACCGCATCATGGAATACAGCATCCAACTGGTCATTGACCAGCGGAGGAGGTGCTACGGGGTCTGTGCCTACAAATGCTGATACTGCGATATTTGATGGAAATTCAGCAACTACTTGCGATGTTGATACTACTGCCGTTTGTTTAAATTTAACTATTACAAGAACAACGGTTTCACAAGTATTCAATAATAATTCGATAAGTATTAATGGTAATCAAACTATAAGTTCAACAACTGGAAATGTTTCTGGCACAACAGTAATTAACTTCAACGGTACATCCACACAAACAGTAACCTCTGACATGACCTCTGGCAGATGGAGCAATAATATTACATTTAATCACATAGGCACAGTTAATTTCCAAACAGGATTAAAGTATAGCGGAATAATGACCCATTATACAGGAATAGTTACTGGATTATTAGATATTGATTATCCACCTGTGAGAAGTAGTGTGAGATTTGACGGTATTAATGAATATGTGAATATTGATAGTGTATTAACTCCACTGGCTGCTACTACTGTGGGGACATGGAGTGCATGGGTAAACCCCCATGCATCTGGCGCACGCTCCGTGATAAGTTTTTTCCGTACAACTGGTGCTAACTCTGGAATTACATTAAATATCAACAGAATATCTTGTAATGAAGCTGGGGTAAGTAAATGGATATTAAATTACACTCTATTAGTTATTGGTCAGTGGAGTTATGTTACATTAGTACAAGATGGTGTATCGCCTGTAATATATGTGAATGGTGCATTACCCACTCAATCGTTTTCAGTAACAACCGATAAGACAGAATGGTTCAATTCGGTAGTCGGTATAGATAATGGAAGGATAGGAGAAGTTTTATACAGCGGGGGGGAAATCTACGTATTCTCAGGTCAAATAGGAATGGTAAAACTATGGAACACCAACCTATCCGCAGCAGAAGTATTAGCAGATTACAACTTAGGTCAGGCAATTTATCCCATATCAAATACACCTCAATATGCTAATTTAGTAGCTGCATACAATATGGGCTTAGGAGATACTTACCCTACATTAATTGATAGCGTAGGAGGGTATAACGGCACAATGGTTAATATGGAAACCGATGATATATTTATGATAGATAGAACTACTGCAGGAACTTTTTCTTGATAATTCTAGAAAATTTATTTTGTTACCTCATTAATTTTCACTATATTATCATATAAATTCTAAATCATATATAATTATAACAAACAATTTACATCATGGAAGCAAAAAAAATCAAACCAGAACAACTCGAAAAAATTAAAAACTTACAACAAGAATACGCCAATGTCACTGCTTCAATAGGACAATTACATTTGCGCACCAAAATATTAAACGAAGAAATGGAAAATATTCAAAAAGAAATAGCCGAATTATATACCAAATATGATACCTTGCGCAAATCTGAAAGTGATTTAATCGCAGAATTATCTAAAGAATATGGGGATGGAACATTGAGTATTGAAACCGGTGAGTTTATTCCGGTACAGAAATAATCTGCTAAAATGGCAGTGTTTTTTTTTTTTTTGATATACTTATTAGTAGTATATAAGGGATTTTAATTCCGTTTCTTAAGGAATTTTCCAAAAATAAATTTTCAAAATTTCCATGGTTTGACCTGATTCGCTGATATTTATTATCAGTATAGCCTTGCTATGAATACATGAGTCAAAAACGAAAATATCCAAAAAGAAAATACAAATTAGTCACAGTTAAATGTGAAATTTGTAGTGAAATATTTCCAAACAAATGTAGGTTGTCAAATCACATTGGAAAATATCATCCAGATGATGACAAAGTAGAATATAGCAAAACACATTTTTATAATGGCGTTCGTCCAAAATGTAAGTGTGGTTGTGGAGAAGAAACAAGATACGAATCATTAGGTGAGTTTGCAATTTATGTTTCTGGCCATAATTCGAGGGTGTTTAATGGGTTTAAAGGAAAGCATCATTCAAACGAAAGTATTGAAAAATTTAACAAGAGTAAAGCGATATTTTGGTCATTTCATTCACATCCAAACAAAAAACCAAAAATTCAATTGTATTGTTTAAATTGTAATAAGTCAATGGAAGTAATTCCGGCGGCAAAAAACAAAAAATATTGCTCTCGAATTTGTTATTCTGAATATAAAAGAAATAATAATTTAATATATTTCCCGTCAGAAGAAACGCGTAAAAAATTGAGATTATCATTAATTACGGCTTGGCAAAAAAGAACCGGTCAACAATATCCTTGTTACAACCCATTAGCAATTCCAATACTCGAAGCAAAGGCAAAAGAACTTGGAATAACAGATTTAATGCACGCTGAAAACGGAGGAGAATATTACATCAAAGAACTTGGTTATTGGGTAGACGGCTATTCACCAGAAAAGAATATTGCATTTGAATACGATGAATTGGGACATTTTAATAAAGATGGAGAATATACAATTCGAGATATCCGTCGACAAACCGAAATAGAAAAATATTTAGGTTGTAAATTTATACGAATTAAAGATAAACAAATTTAAAACAAGGAAATAAGCAATGGAGAAAATCGTAAGCCCCGGAGTCTTTACTTCGGAAAATGACATATCCTTCCTACCACAGGGAATAGGAGAAATCGGAGCTGCCTTTATCGGAGCCACAGTAAAAGGTCGCGCCTTCGAGCCGACAGTAATTGAATCACCAAATGAATTTGAACGAGTATTTGGACCGGAAACGGAAAGATCATATTTGCCATTTGCCGTAAAAAATTATTTGAAAAATGCCGGCAAAGCAACGGTAATACGATTACTCGGTGATGATGGATATACTATTAGACAACCATTGGTATTGGCATTGTCTGGTTCATATGGAACAAGGGCAGTTGCCGTATTACATCCAACCGTTGTATTGACAAATGCAGACACCGTAAATTATTTCGAAGCGACGACAGTACAACCAACACTATCAGTATCAGGTTCATCAACTGGTGGAGATTTCGTACTTACTTTATCTGGCTCATTTAGTACTGACACCAGTGACACTGCCTACATTGCCGGAACGGTTGATAAAAACGGAACTAATTACTCAGCATCACTTGACCCAACAGACACAAAGTTTATCGGAGATTTATTTCCTAGATTAGCCGAATCAAAAGAGCCACTTTACAATTACATTTTATTTGACAATGTTATTTCCGCGTCACTTTCACAAGATTCATCTTCGTTTGTAGTTCGTCAAGGAAGCGGCTCATTAACAGGATGGGCTTTCACATCAGGATATGCTTCGGGTGTAACACCATGGATTCAATCACAAAAAATATCCGAGGTTGCAACAGATTTGTTTAGGGTCTATCACCGTTCACATGGTACCGACACAAATTATGAAGTAAAAATTCAAATCACCAATGTTCGTGCAGCCGGATCAATTCCAGGTACCGACTATGGTTCATTTAGTTTGCAAGTTCGTGCAGTTGACCAAGATAACATTTGGGGTTCACCATATTCATACGATGACTCAGATTCAAGACAAAACATTCTTGAGCAATTCGACAATTTGTCACTTGACCCAAATGCAACAAATTATATAGTAAGAAAAATTGGTGACCGTTATACACAATGGAATTCAACTGATTTGAAACTTGAATACAAAGGAGATTATCCAAATAAATCGGAGTATATCCGCATCGACCCAACAGACGCTCTTAAAGAAGGAGCATTGAGTGCAGTGCTTGTACCGTTTGGACACCAACCGTTGTACCAACCAATTTCCAGTGTATTTTCAAACACACCATCAGCTTCATTTGTAACCGACCAAAATATCGGCGGAATTTACAATAAGAAAAAACCATGGGGAGTTGATTTTACCAATACAGATAATCTTAACTACTTAAAACCACTACCAGATGCTGCGTTGCTAACTACCGGTTCTAACGTAGCTTTTTATCTTGGAAATTTCAACCAACCAGCCGCAGCAAACTACCCAACAGTAGCAACAGCATTTTCAGGGGCAATTGACTTAACATCAAACACTTCGGCAGAGACAAGAAAGTTTATTGTACCAATGCAAGGTGGATTCGATGGATTTAGACCTCATGTACAAAGAAAAATGGCAGCTAAGATTACAAATGTCAATACACAGGGATTCGACATGACTTCTGGAGCATGGGGAGATGATGCATATCGTAGAGCACTTGATATTATTTCAAATGCAGATGAATATGACATCAACATGCTTGTTCTTCCAGGTGTAATCAATGAATTACATAGTGGAGTAGCAGCAAGGGCAATTGAGGTTTGTGAAGATAGAGGGGATGCATTTTATCCAATGGACGGATTTAGTATCGACACCAATGTTGCTTCGGCAATAGTCGAAAGCAATTTGCTTACCACCGATTCAAATTATACTTCGGTATGGTTTCCATGGGTTAAGATCATGAACAAAACTAAAAACAAACCAATGTGGGTTCCACCAAGCGTTGTGCTGCCGGAAATAATTGCATATTCCGATAAAGTTTCTCAACCATGGTTTGCACCAGCTGGATTGAATAGAGGAGGAATTACCGAGGCGTTAGAAGCATATACTCGTTTGAATCATGCGGAACGTGATGACCTTTATGAAAACAGAATTAATCCAATTGCAACATTTCCGGGACAAGGAATTGTGGTTTGGGGCCAAAAGACATTACAAGCAAAAGCCTCTGCGTTGGACAGAATTTCAGTTAGGCGGTTATTAATTGCTTTAAAGAAATTTTTTGCAAGCTCGAGTAAATATTTGGTTTTTGAGCAAAATACAAGCGCAACTCGTAATCAATTTTTAAACATTGTGAACCCATACATGGAAAGTGTCCAGCAACGGCAGGGGCTTTATGCCTTTAAAGTGGTGATGGACGAAACAAATAATACACCTGATACAATAGATAGAAATATTTTGATGGGTAATATTTACATACAACCAGCAAAGTCGGTTGAATTCATACAACTTTCCTTTAGCATCTTACCGACCGGTGCAGTTTTCTCTTAAAAATTAAAAACTTAATTTTTGAAATGTAGTAATGAAAGTTACTACATTTTTTTTGACTTTTTCATAGTGTTTGGTGAATTTGCTTATACTTATTAGTATAACATTAATTATCAATAACTACATATTTATTAATCATGACATCACAGGAGATACATCAAATTATTATTAATAAAGGAAGAGGTTCATGGAATTTTTTAAAATTTACACTACCCACCGAATACAAAAAAATAGCAAATTGTCCTGGCAGAACATTTCCGGAAAAGGCATATAATTACACCCATTTAAGCGAACCAGAAAAGTGTATTGTATGCTCCGAACCTGCAAGATTTACAACTTATGAAAATGGTTATACACAATATTGTTGTAAAAAATGTTATGAAACAGTACATGGTGAAAAAATACGTACCGCACAGCAACGGGGCGCATATAAAAATGTGGGGCAAAAAGCAAAAGAAACATTTCTCAAGAATGGTGGTTCATATGAAGAGGTAGTAAAAAAGCAACAGCAAACAATGATGTCTAGGTACGGTGTAAAAAATGCAGGACAGATGGAGGATCGTATTGAAAAGGTAAAAAAAAGTAATATAAAAAAGTACGGTACGGAAAAAAATCCATTATTAACAGATAGTATGATACACCGACATAAATCAGGTGATGTTGGATTTAATAGCAAAAAGTTTAAACTGTTTTTATCAGAAAATAATGTGATAAATTCAAGTCAATTACCACACGTCAAAAAGATAAAATCAATGAAAAATTTAGATATTGTGGTTAAAAGACTTCTGTCGTTAGGTTCTCGTCTTGAAGGCATAGTAGAACCAATGTTTACTCGGGATAACTATTTTGGTTCACGTGAAGGAAAGTATCTCTTTAAATGCTGTAAATGTAATTCAGAATTTAATGATACTTTAATTAATGGTAAAATACCACGATGTACAAAATGTTATCCTTTATATGCAGAAAAATCCTTTGCTCAAAAAGAAATATTTTTGTATCTACAGTCCCTAGGATTAGAGTGCTTATATAATGATAGGAAAACATTAGGTGGGTTAGAACTTGATATTTATATTCCAGCGCAAAAAATAGCTATAGAATACCACGGACTATATTGGCATAGTGAACTTAATGGTAAAGATAAACACTACCATATAAATAAACTCACTAAATGTGAATCACTTGGAATTAGATTAATACAAATTTTTGATGATGAGTGGATTCATTTACAAAGCATTATAAAATCTAGGTTAAAATATATTTGCACAATTCATACCAGTAATATAAGTGCAAGAAAATGTGAAATAAAAGAAATTTCGGCAAAAGAAAAAAACAATTTTTTATACAAACATCACATTCAAGGTGAAGATAAATCAAAAATAAAAATAGGGGCGTTCTATGAAAATAAATTAATTGCTGTCATGACATTTGGTGGATTACGCCGGGCGCTAGGGGCAATTGCTAAGCAAGACGAATTTGAATTAATGAGGTTTTGCACGTCAAATAAATCACAGGGAATATCATCTAGATTGTTGTCTTTCTTTATTAAAAATTATCACCCCAAAAAAATCATATCATATGCAGATAGGAGGTGGTCTAATGGTAACCTATATGAAGTACTTGGATTTAAAAAAATATCAGATGGTACACCAAATTATTGGTATTTAGATAAGAAAATGAATAGAATCCACCGATATACATACCGCAAGAATGTGTTACAAAAAAAACTACCGATATTCAATCCAGCTCTAACAGAATGGCAAAATATGCAATTAAACGGATTTGATAGAATCTGGGACTGTGGTTCACTAAAATATTCTATGGTTTTCTAAAATTCCTTATAATTATACATATGAAATCATCACAACTCAAATCACTAATAAAAGAATGTATTAAAGAAGTTCATAATGAAAATGCAAACACAGAACGAACTGAACGTAAAAAACTTTTAGCACTTGGGCATAAATACGTAGATAAAATTAAAGCAGAAGCGAAACGATTAGGTTTATGATTATTATCAATAAAATTAAATAATGAAAACATCACAACTCAGATCACTGATAAAAGAATGCGTAAAAGAAGTTCTTAAAGAACAAGAACAATCTAAAAAGGTTGATAATTTTGTCAAAGTATTAAAGCAAAAAAACTTGCAATTAAAGACAATGATGAAGAAACGAAATGTTATTAAAGAATCACGTGAACAAAAATTACAATTATTAGCAGACAAATTAACATCGCGCGTTAAAAATTTAGGCAAACTTTTAAAGAAAGAAGGATATAATGTAAAAATCTTATAAAAACTTATAAATTTCAACCCAAAAATCAAAAATATTTTCACTTTTTGATAGTGTTTGGTAAATTTCCTTATACTTATTATTGTACATAACATAATAAACAATGGCAAACAATAAAAAATTTATTACTATTTACATCAATAAAGCAGTCATTAATGAATTTAAACTTTTAATTGAAAAATTAAATATGTGCAATCAATCAAAACTAATTGAAAAATTAATGAAAGAATGGATTGAAAAGAATAAGGAGAAAAGTGTTAAAAGCAATTAAAGTTAGATTATATCCAAATAAAGAACAGCAAAATCTTTTGAATAATCACTTCGGTGCTTGTAGATTCATTTACAATGCTGCATTGAATTATAAAAAGACGATGTATTCTGATTATAAAATTAAACTTTCAAAGTTTGATATTATCAATGAATTAATTGATGTAAAGCATGATTCAAACTTTCAATGGCTAAATGAAGTGAAAGCCGAATGTCTTCAAAATACAATTGATTCATTAGATTCAGCATTCAAAGGATTTTATCGTGGAAATGGATATCCGAAATTTAAAAGTAAAAGATCAAAACAATCGTTCCTACAGAAACAATGCTTTAGAATTTGTGAAAATACAAATAAAATTATATTCTTGGGCAGTAAAATTAAGTTTAGATGTTCTGAAATTAATACACAGGAACTTCAAACATCAAAAATCAAACGAATCACCTATTCAAAAGATAATCTCAATCATTATTATGCTTCGATATTAATTGAAAATAATAAAGATTTAACCTTACCAAAATTATCCAATGAAGTTGGTATTGATTTAGGCCTAAAATACTTCTTAATTACTTCTGACGGCGAATTCGTTGAAAATCCAAAGTTCTTTAGAAAGAGTGAAAAACAATTAGCCAAGCAGCAACGATTTTTATCACGAAAAGTTAAAGGATCATCTAATCGAAATAAACAAAGAATCAAAATAGCAAAAATACATAAAAAAATATCAAATCAAAGAAATTACTTTTTACATGAAGTTTCAAATAAAATAATCGACGAAAACCAAGTGATTCATTTAGAAACTTTAGCTGTAAAAAATATGATTAAAAATCATAAATTAGCGAAGAGCATTGCTGATGCTTCATGGTCGACTTTTGTAAATATGTTGAAATACAAATCACAATGGTATGGCCGCGAACTTCATCAAATCAATAGATTCAGTCCTTCATCAAAAACTTGTTCTGAATGTGGTTGGATAAATGTAGATTTAACTTTAGCTGATCGAATCTTTAAATGTGAAGATTGTGGTCATGTCCAAGACAGAGATTTGAACGCAGCAATTAACATTAAGAATTTCAGCAATCAAATAAATAATAACAATAGGGATGAATTAACCCGAATTAACGCTTCTGGAGAGCAGACAGTAGTCACTCAAAGAAAGAAGAAGAATCAAGTTCAAACTTTATAAGTTTTTATAAGATTTATCATTATAATGTCTAAATTATTGCGTGAAGATGTTAAAGATGTTGATTCGTTAATATCATTCATTGATGATAAAATAATCAAATTAAGAACATCAAAATTAATTAAGCCACATATTTTAAAAGAAATTCATTCCATATATTTAGATATTGTTCTTCCATGGATCAAAGAACATTCTTCATTAGAAGAAGAAAATGATCGAACCGAAGAACAAGTTATAGATGCCTTATTGGAATTAATAAACTATTTGAATAAATTAAAATAATTATGAAAACATCACAACTCAAATCACGTATCAAAGAATGCGTCAAAGAAGTTCTTAAAGAATCAAATGATCTTAAGAACCTTGAATCAATGGCTAAAGATTTTGTATCAAAGTACGGTAAAGTCAAAATTAAGACTAAGCTATGAGTAAATTTGATAAAATTCGTTTGTTAGATAAATCGTTGATGAGTGCGTTTAAGGAATTAAATGATATTCAGGCCGTGCTTAATTTAATGAAAATTTAACTTTCTTATATTTATATTAAACAAATAAAATCATATGACACCATTTATCGATTGGCGCGAATTTTCCAAACGGGACAAAATTAAACGATTGCCCATTTACGAGCAAAAGCGTTTATACTTTCTTGAAATGCAAAAGCAACAATATCTTAATGATATTATGACTCTTCAAGAACATACCCCACAAGAAACAAATCCAGTATTCCAACAAGGGTGGGCAGTAGCACCACAATCAGGACCAGGAGCCGCGGCGGGGTCACCAGGATATCAACCGCCCACAGATGATATTAATGATTATTGTGTAAATGATTATGTTGAGTCGTACTTTGTCCTTGCAGACCCAATACATTACTAATCATGAAAAAATCTCAACTTATATTGCTTATCAAAGAAACGATTAATGAGGTTCTTAAAGAGTATAATCTTTTACAGGAAAGTGATATTCTTATAAGAGAACGAAGTCAATTGGTACTTAAAGCAAAAAAACATGCCCAAAAATTTAAAGATGAAATTAAAAGGTTGGGATTATGATACTTGAAAATAAAGAAGATGTTGAAAAATTAATTAGTTTCCTTGATAGAAAAATTATCGACTTAAGAAATAGCAAACTTCTTTACAATGATAAAAAGTTTAAATCTGCAATGTTGCTTGCTAAAGAATTTTATGACAATATAGTGATGCCATGGTATGATAAATTTTTAAGAACTCAAAATGAGCCAAACACCAAGGAAGAACAGGAAATGAATGATACAATATTAGATGTCATCAGTGGAATTAACAAACTTTTAAACCAAAAATAAACAACAATCAAATAAATTAAATACTATGCCACTAACATTAAGAGCAACCAAAGGATCAAAATTAACCATCACAGAGATGGACTCAAATCTAACGTACTTAGATACTAAGACAGCATATAGTGGTTCGTTCACTGGCACCGCGATATCAGGGTCATTGAAATTAAACGCCACTGCATCATACGCACCTGACTGGGCCGCGTCAGATGGAACAATCGTTCCTGCGACAATTAGTGGTGTATCATACTTGTATATGTCAATGGGTGGTACCTGGACATCGCGTTCATTCGCTTAATATGATAAAACTCAAAACACTTTTAGAAGGATATGTTCCACAATTAAAGAAGTATCAACGAGTCAAGGTATTATCAAAATTAGGTAATATCTTTTCACGTGCAATTGACGTTGATCCATCACAATGGCCACAGCCAGGTCAAACATATGATATTTCTGGAATAGATGTACGTGGAAATATGTATGGGTTTACAAGTTATGAAGATGGCGAAGTTCGGTGGCATGATACAAAATGGATCGATGATCAAATGAAAAAAGGAAAAATAAAAGTAGTATAATACCAAATAAAGGATTACAATGTATAAAGAATCGATTATCAAGAACCTCAAAGAAGGTGGAGAAGAATACAAAACATTTTTTAAAGGTGCAATGAAGAAATTCAATGTCACAACCATAGCAGGAATGACCGATGAAAAGAAAAAAGAGTTCTTTGATTATGTCGAGAAAAATTTCAAAGCCAAGAATGAATCGATTAAAGAAATGATTCGAGCAACGATTAAAGAAGTATTAAAAGAAGAATCATCAAACAAAGGGTTACCTGAATTAAATATATTAATTTCAATGTGCAAGGAGTATATCAAGAAGCATGGAAAGTAATTTCAATCAAATTCGTAAATTACAAACAGAACTGAAAGCTGCATTTGAAAGAATTGAGAAATCATCACAAACTAAAAATGTCGAAAGGGCAATTGCACTTGGAAAAATAATTAAATTCTTTAAAGAAAAAGAATCTCAAGCAATTAATAATTTGTTCAACGCAGGGTTAGAAATTAGTAATGATGACGTAATTAAACAACTTAAATCACTGCAAGACTTATTAAAGGTCATACTGTTATTAGAACAAAATATCAAGGAAAATATGAAAAAATCAGAACTATTATCAATTATCAAAGAATGCGTCAAAGAAGTTCTTATTACTGAAGCAGAATCTGAAGATCGTTTAAAATCCATTCAAATCAAAATTGACAATAAGAAAAAAACATTAAGTGACCCGACCCTTAAACCGGAACGTAAAAGTGAATTGCAACAATCACTTAATAAACTAATTATCCAACAATCGGAATTAAAAAAGAAATCATCAAAACCAAAAGATAAATGACATCAGACGAAATTAAGTTATTTATTAAATCAGAAATTCAGCGAGTAATGACTGAAGAATTTTATGAGGTAGTTAATTCAACGGAATTAAACGATGTAAACGATACACTGCTCATGGAACGGTTAAATTATAATTTAAGCGATGTTTATCATATTACCCATGAATTACCGACTTCAATTGAATTTAAAGATGAGTTCGGTGTAACTCACATTACAAAGATTACCAAAAATAATGATTTTATGGAAGTAAAATTATATTGGTTGGATGATACAAATACATTGAGATTAGATGCACCCACAAAAACAACGAATAAAACATTAAATACTCATTTATCTAATTTAATTAATAAGTTTTTACCTAAGTATAAATACTTTGTAATTCAACCAACTGATGCAATTAGACATAGATTATTTTGGTTAGTTCTAAATAAATATGTAGACACAACTAAATGGGACGTAACTCAATTGCAGCGAAAAATTTTAATCATTAAAAAACCAACAACATGAAAAAATCAGAACTAATAACACTTATCCGCGAATGCGTGAAAGAAGTAATTAAAGAAAAATCTGGTAGACTTCAAGAGGCTGTTAAACCATATTCGTCCTTAAAAGAGTATAATAAAGATTTAGATAAAATGATAGTTTTAGCTAAACAACTGATTAAGAAATGAATAATTTCAATATAATAAGAATATTGCAGCGTGAGGTTGAAACTTTATTCACTAGCATAAATAAAAACAGAAGTTCTTTAGACACAAATAAATTAATTGTATTAGACCAGTTATTGAAAATGTTTGAAGCTTCGAAGACACGAGTAATAACCGACTTATTCGATGCAGAACAAACTGTTACCGAACAAGAGAGTATAACCAAATTAAAATCATTAAAAACAATACTAACCATATTATTAGAAACAACCAATTGGAAATCATGAAAAAATCAGACCTAATAACACTTATCAAAGAATGCGTGAAAGAAGTAATCGCAGAAAACAAACCCGTGAAAAGCACCGATCCAACACCTAAAGCTGGAGAAGCCCAAAAAACCGAAGCGAAAGTTGATGCTAATATCCTAAACAAATCAGGAAAGGCAATAAAAGGTAAAGCATCTGATGCAGAGATGAAAGCTGCTGTTGCAAAAGCAAATGCAAATACTAAAAACGTCGCAGCATATCAACCATCAAAAGAAAAATACACTATGATCAAAGGTGTACCACATAAAACGGTAAATGGAAAATTAGTACCACTGACTAAGAAATAAAATCTCTTATACTTATATATAACAATTATTAACACCAAAACACTATAAAAAAATCCGAGTTAAAATCATTGATAAAAGAATGTGCCAAAGAAGTACTTTTAGAAAAGAAATCAAGTCTTAATGAAAGTGCCTTTGAATATTGGTACAATGAAAAGGAATTTATCAACCAACTTAAAAAAGTAGAAAAGGCCTTTCCAAAGAACACAAAGGTAATCGCCGCTCTTAACACAATTTTAAAAGACCCAAAGAATCGAGCATTTGCTTTTGACGATGATGAATTTGTAAAAGTTTTAACTCGTAACGGAGTAGATAAAGATTGGGTCTGGGACAATTTTTAGAGCTATCAGACTTAAATTATTGAAAATCAAAAACTCTTATACTTATACGTATAACAATTGATAATGGCAAGACCCAAGAAACATAGGGAATTACTTACCAAACAATGTAAAAACATAAATTGTGATGATACATTTGAAGTGGTAATTGGTACTCAAAAAGAAAAGAAACAATGGTGTTCTCACAAATGTCGCAGTAGTGATGTAGATGAAATTGAAAGGATGAAAATTTCTCAACGGAAGACTTGGAATGAAAAGTATAATGGCAAACATCCAATGGCCACCGCAGAAACTCAAAAGCGACACAAAGCGGCGGTAATGAAAAATTTAGGTGTCGAACATGCCCTACAATCTGATAAATGTAAGAAGAAAGTAAAGGCAACTCTATTAGAAAGATATGGTGACGAGAATTATAATAATCCGGATAAGATGAAGGAAACTTGTTTGAAAAATTATGGTGTTGAGAATCCACAACAGGTTAAAGAAATTAGAGAAAAATCTTTAAAGACTAAAATAATTAAGTACGGAGAAGGCAATTCGTCAAATAGTAAAAAGGCAGTTGCAACTTCCAAAGAAAGATGGGGCGATAATTTTAATAACCGAGTAAAGACAAAAGAAACTTGTATTGAAAGATTTGGTTGTGAATATGCCGCTCAATCACCGGAAGTACAGAATAAAATTAAGAAGACTAATTTGGAGAGATATGGAGTTGAATTTCCACTGCAGTCAAAAGAAATTGTCAAGAAGACACATGATACATGGAAGAAAAATTATAAAACACTCCATGGAATTACATACGAACAATATCTAGAAACTTTACCTGAAGTAAAATTATATAAGCGACAGGTTTCTATTATCACTAATAGGCAACCAATTAAAATTTTATCTAATTATAATAAGCGAGGAAAAGCAGGTATAAACGGTGCTTATAATCTTGATCACATATTTCCTATCATCGAAGGATTTAAAAATAATATTCCACCTGAAGTAATCGGCGATATCAGTAATCTACAGTTTATTTCGTGGGAAGAAAACAATAAAAAAAGTGATAACATTCATGAAAATCTTGAAAATGTTATACTTATTAGTAACAAATATTTAAAATAAGGAAATACATTATGGCAGAGCTAATAGATCCTCAAGCTATCTTTTTCACCGCTTTCGAGCCCAAAACTCAAAATCGCTTCATCATGTCAATTGAAGGCATACCTGCTTTCTTAATCAAAGCAGCCGGAAGACCTTCGGTAAAATTTGGCGACGTGGTACTTGATCACATCAACGTAAAACGTAAACTCAAAGGCAAAGCAGATTGGGATCCAATTACAATTAAAATGTATGACCCGGTTGTACCCTCAGCCGCACAGGCAGTAATGGAGTGGGTAAGGTTGAGTCATGAAAGCGTTACGGGTCGTGATGGGTATAGTGATTTTTATAAGAAAGATATTACGTTCAATG